TGTAAGTCCAGTGCCTGTGGCTACGCTAGTAACAGTGCCGCCAGACGAGGGAGAGCTATTGGTAACCGTAAAGCTCGGATAGGTTCCGCTGACAGATATGCCCGTGCCGGCAGCAATGGCCACGGTCTGGTCAGGTGCCGTATTGGTGATGGTCAGCGTGCCACTGGTAGTAATAGGACTACCCGACACGCTAATGCCCGTGCCAGCAGTGGCTGCTACGCTAGTAACAGTGCCTGTGCCGGGAGCCGCAGATGCAATGGTGATGCCAGAACTACTCCTAGTGACCGTGATGTTTGACCCAGCTAATATATTAACGTCAGCATCATCCATCATCTTATTTAGACGAATAGACGTTGCTTTATTATTTTCCCAATTAACCTTGTCGTCCGACCAAGTGTATCCTGTTGTAATATCGGACATTACTGCTTAGAGTTTACACCTTGGTCTGTAAGTTGTGCGGCAATCTTAATGGTGCGAATCTTAGGCCGCCCAATGGTGGGGGCTAATACAAATTGACCGCCGTATCCACGAATATTGCCGATTCTGCCACGGGCCGAAGCGTCTTCTGATACAGGCAATGTTCCGTCCAACATGGTAGATAAAGAATCTAAGAATTCTGAGCTATCTGGATTTTGCGTTAAAAATGCAATTTGAATATCTGACGCATTGCTATCTGAGCTTTCAGCTTGTAACTCAAAAGAATTAAAACGTTTTCTATCCATTGTGCCGCCTGTATATTGGCGCGTCTTGAGTTCTGAATTAATGGGATAACTAGCAGCAGTGCCACCAATTTGCAGATTCATATAATCAACATCATCCTCGCGATAATTAAGGATATGAATACCGCCATCTTTATTAACGGCATACAGGCTATTAAAACCCCCAGCCCCAGCACGGATAAGATTACGGATGTTCCATCCTGTTTGTTCAATAATATCCAATGACTCCCATCCTTGATTTAAGAAGTTATACACTAAGATGGCATTGTTTTCTGTAGAGCTATCTAACGGCACTGCAATGTAATAACGATTGTCGTGATAGACGGCTATAGAATTGGCAATATAGAGAGTATTAATCCGTTTAATTAAAGGATTGATAGCCTCGCTTAATGGCAAAGATGCGCCGCGCAGATTGTATAAGTCCTCAAAATTGACAGAATACACACCGTTGTCAGATAGAAATAGGATTTGATTACCCACTTGCACCACGGATTTACGAGCAATACATCCCACCTCACGGGTAACTTCCTGCACTGTCACTGCGTTTAATGCTTGGCTAACGCCGCGAATAAGATGAATAGTGTTACGATTGAACACAATGATGTTATCTTCCGCAAACGGTTGGATAGCAACAACATAATCTGCACCACCAGAAGCAATGCGGAACCCATCTTGAATTTGGTCGTAGGTGTTCTGGTCAAGAATGTCTGAGGCAATAACCTCGTCTGTAATGTTGCGCGACGTAATGGTGGGACTGCCAGTTGTCCCGGCCATTGTATAATAATATGGCATCCATAAACGACGCTGATGGTAGATAGCCCACGGAGGGGCTGGCATGTGGGTAAAACCAAGACCAACGCTCTGCCTAGAACCTAATACCACGCTTGCATTGGTTACATCATCTGCTGTTGCAAAGAATGAGAAATCATTGGCACTTGCGGCGTAGATAGTAAACTCCGAAAGATTATTGAGTGTAGTAGTTGAACGGTCAATAATCGTAACATCATCACCTACGGATAGTCCGTGTGCTGTTTCGCTAATGGTAACCACGCCATTAACAATATCGCAATTGGAGGCCGTATTAAACGTGCTAGGCTGGGTGTAAGCACCACGCGACACTAAAGCAAATGTTGGGCTGCCTACGAGTGTTCCAGTAAATTCCATTGCTGGCGCACCATCACGGAAAATAAATATGTAATTAAATGCCTGTAGCAGATTAACTTCTGCACTCACAGTGATGCCTGTAGGATAGGCAATGGTGGTAGTGCTACCATCTGACACCTTAATGGCTTTGGCATTAATGTTGGTTGCCAGAATAATATATTCCTCGTTGTCCGAAGTTGGGTCGGAAAATAGGCAAGACCCATAGACAGCATTAATTACGTCATCCTCTAATTGTGGCGCACCCACCACTGCCGTCCCGCCAATACTACCTGTAGCCCCTACAATGGTGATGCTAATAGATGTACTATTAATCACCGTAATTATGTTATTTTTATTGGGCGTTGGTGTAATGCCCGTAATGCCAGATACCTTGGCTAAGGTGTTAGTGGTAAAAGCGTGTGCCGTAGAAAAACCAATAGTGATGACATTGCTGGCTCGGCTGACGCTATTGCCTGTTTTATCAGCATATAAACGAAATGGCAATGTTAATACAGAAGCGTTGGTGGCAATAGATGCGCCATACGATTGCACGCCCATGCGTGTCTGCCATGCTCCATCCACATCCATACGTCCATTAGTGGACAAGGCCACTTCTCCCGCCTTTAATTGGTCAGGACGCAAGCGAGCGTTCATACGGGCAAACCCCGTATCGCCTTCTTCCATGAGGGGGTTATCTAGTGGGCCATAATTATTAAAACGCGCCATAGACGTATATTACCTTAACAATCCCAAGCTCTACGGCTCGGTGGAGACAATAAATATTCTGCTGCTAATTTGAGGGTGTCTGGATTATCGCCAAGAAGACCAATGCCACGATTGCAAGGAGCGCATAATAGTCCCCGTACTTCACCAGTAGCATGATTGTGGTCTATGCAAAATCTTCCATTTCTTTTGGTTTTGGCCTGTTTACTGCCGCAAATAGCGCATCCACCCCCTTGCACCTTAACTATTTGATTATATTTATCAAGCGTAAGACCATAACCTTTAACAATGTATTCTGCGCGTTTTTCTGGACAATACCTGTTTCGCGCTTTTTCTTTTCCGGGACCAGTCGCAAAGTAATTTATTTGATAGCCTCTGCGCTTGAGTTGATAACAAGCTCTGCATGAGTGGCTATGTCTACCGCCTGCCTTTTTCCAGTAATATTGTTCTTCTGGCAACGTGCGTTTGCAATCAACGCAATCGTAAGTGATTATCTCCAAACTTGTGTCTAGCAGCCCCATTTTTTTCTACTCCAATAGTTGGCAGATAATTTGTTAGATGTTCCCTTGATGCCGCCAGACCTAGCGCAATAGCTTTTCTTGCGTGCGGGAGAGGACTTCTTAATTGTCATATTAGCGTCTCCAAAACGCACAATACGCTCCTGTCCGTTGGCACAGGCACGTACGACAGACTTCTTGCCGCCTTGAATATCTCGTCTAGGACTGTTACAGGGCAAATCCCTTGGATTCATATTAGCAAGCCTGACGGGAGGTGGAATAGCTCATCCGCCCTTCATTATGGCTCCCAGCCTCCATAACACGCTGTTTAGCGGATTGGACATTGGCCTGTTGCTTAGGAGGCGCGTTCTTCTTGGCTTTAGGGCTGTTTTTAGAGGTTTTCATAGATTATGGGTAGGGAGGTAGCCTTAAAGCGTCAAATGGCCTTAAAACGCACGGAAAGGGTGCTACAAGCGATTCCTGTGGGCTGTTAGTGTCCTTGGGCAGCGTTATTTAGCGGTTCTAGCCAAAGGACGGCTACCAAACCACCACATAACTGCTGTTGAGGTTGTAAATACAAAGTCTGAGATGACGGCTTCCATTGCAGTTATACCTAGTTTATCGCCAAATATAACACAACTGAGCGTAACAATCATGGCCCAAGTGAGGCCGGGACGTGTAAATGCCCTAAAAGCATCTACTAACACACGGATGGCTGACACCCAGACAGGGGTGTTCTCTGGGATGGCAATGTTCTCATTGGCCTGCTGTGACGTGGTGAATGCCGCCAGCTCGCCCTCCGTCACCTTGAGCCGCGCCATGCTCTCCATCTTGCGTATCTCAATGTCAGCCTCCATCCCTTTAGCTTTAACATCAGCCCACTTCTGGAAGAGGCTTAGGATGCCGCCGAGCAAGCTGCCCCCTAATGCGCTGCTGATGAAGCTAAACATATTAATCTTGAGCGACAGGCTCAGGCTTAGGCTTTAAGGCTTCTGCAAGCTGTTCAGCGCATTTGCGGATAAGCTCATGCTGCTCCGCATTTAGCGGGGCAAGACGAGCGGCGTTAAAAAGATTGTTGAGGGCTTGTTCTGTGGTCATACTCATCCATTACGTTTAATAAACCAAGCAGTCAAGCCAGAAACCACTGCCGCTAAAATTGCCACCTTCCCCTTAAGCTCGTTCTTAAAACTTTCTAGCATATTTACTCGACCGTTGGTTTTGATGCACTGCGCCAGAATAGTCTCCATCACCTTGTCCTGCGCGTCCATGCGCGTCAGGATAGCGGATAGCTGGGCGTCAATGCTGAGAGGGTCGTAGCTCATGTGGATTCTAGGGCGGCGAGGCGTTTGCGGAGGGATTGCAGCTCGGCTACGAGGTTGGCGATAACTTCTGATGTGCCAGCTTGCATACTTTGATAGATAGGTTTGCCGTCAGCATCTACGGCGTCTTTTTCTCCCGCAACCGAAGAAGGACTAATTTCTGCAAATTCATGAGCCAGAAAACCCACAAACTTACTGCCGTCTGATTTCCACGTTCCTACCTTTGGCTTGAGCGCGTCGATGAAAGTGCCGCTGTCTACGAGTGGGCCAGTGATTTCTTTTAGTCGATAGTCGGATGACGTATTGTAAGTTGTTGCGCTGGCATTCGTGCTAATACTGCCCACCACTCCGTTATCATTAAAAAAAACTATATGGTAATCAGTAGTCGTCCCATCCAATTTTGTCGCAATTGCTGATGCTGTTCCCGAACGGCTTCCCTTGGCATAAACGTGGAGTGCGCCGTTACCTGTATCTGAATTATTTTCAACGTAGAGTGAGGGTGAAGCACTACCTGCGGTGCTAGTATTAACCGCTGTCATCGTTGCATTTGATGCTCCACTCCGAGTAGTTGAATCATTTGTGGTTATCCTTGCAGTTGAGCTGATGTCTCCTGTGACCGCGAGGCCAGTATTATCCCATGTTCCAACGGTTGTCATCGTTGGATTGTTGGCTAGCTGGAAGACTAATTTACCGCTACCCGCGCCGCTTCCTGCGCCCGGATTTGCGGCCTCGGCGCGAAGGTAAGCTCTATCCAGTCCCCAAACATTTAATTTCAAAAAAGAATAGGCATTGCTGGTAGTAGCAACTAAGATTTCTTTATTGGAAGTGCCAGAGACAGATGTATTCCCCGTGACCGACAGCGTGCCTGTGACCGCGAGGCCAGTGGAGCTAATGGTAGAAATTGCAGATGTATTAACGTAAAAAGCATGGCTTCCACTAGTAGGAGTAAGATAATACAAACTCTTATCTACTCCTCCACCTCCCTGTAATCCTATAATAGACCCAGTTGTATATGAAGTAGTAAAAGATAATGCCCCATACGTTCCGGTTGCACCAATTCCTATTGGGTTAGTGGCTCCAGAAGGTTGCGTCGATAGCCCAGTAAAAGTTCCAGTTGTTCCCGCAATCGTGCTAGGTGTGGTGGCTCCCAGACTGCCGTTTAAATCCGCCGCCAGCGATGTCCCTGTGGCTACGCCGATGTTGGGCGTGACTAGCGTAGGGCTGGTATCGACCACAAACTTTGTGCCTGTGCCAGTCTGTGAGGCAATGGAAGTGGCGTTGCCGGATGACGTAATTACGCCCGTGAGGTTGGCGTTAGTTACCACCGTTGCAGCAAATGAGCCTGTACCGCTACCCGTAACTCCACCCGTCAGCGTAATCGTCTGGTCGCCTGTATTTGTGCCGCTGAGATTTGAACCTGTCACCGCACCCGTTGCCGCAATCGTACTAGTTGCTGTAATGGTAGTCGCGGCCACCGTAGAAGGATTGCTTGCGCCAAGCGCAGTGTTTGTAATGCCGACAGAGCTATAATCTGTGCTTACGCCCACCACCGCGCCCGTGCGCCCGAATACGCTAGAAACAGCGTCTGTGTTATCCACTTTTTCCCAAGCCGAGCCATTGCTAATAATCCAATCGCCAATGTTAAACACCAAGCTAAACTGCGTACCAGCTGCACTCACTACATAATAGAATCCATTAGTAGTAATATCTGGTGGATTGATTAATGTAGGCGTATTTGTGGCCGCACTCCATGTCCCTTTGTACGTCACCGTACCTTTGAGCAAGCTGGGCGGAGCGTAGTTGATTACTTGGTCAAAGATTCCAGACATATTAGGCGTAGTT